TTTTGCCATAAAGTATCGTTACGAATTTTATCGAGAAATTCGTGCCCTTGCCAAGTCAGCCCCGTTACATAAAAATCAAACTGCCCAATTGAGGAGCTATCCATTCCTTCGATTAAGCCTGCTTGATGCAGTAACTTAAAATGGTAAGCGACAGTTGCACGATCAAAGCCTTGAATCTGATCGGACATCAAAAAATCTTCAGGAACAGCCTTTTCTTCCAGTTTAAACAGAATGCGACGGATTAAATCCCAGTTGCGTTTCATTGGATTGCCTTTATTTTCTTACCTTCGCTCGAATACGCTCAATCATCTTCTCAGCGGTGACTAAATCAGGATCAACCGCCATTCGTTTCGCAAAACCGACTTTATCTTCGGGGTTAGTTAAAATATCGTTGATAAGCTCTTCGGCTTCTTCAGGGGTGTAGAAATCGTCATCTTCGGAATCTCGCTCAATAACTTCATCTTCAGCCATAACCTCAATCCACGCTTCAAACGACCCCCAGCCAAAATAATTGCAGGCTTTCCCCATTCGCATTTGTTCTTCTATCGGATAATCTTTGATTTTCATTCTACGATTTCCTCTAACTGAATTTCTCGTTTGTTAGACTTGTGATCATATCCAATAGAAATTTCATCTAATTTGATCAGCAGAATAAACGTAACCACCAAATCTAAGCTCATAAACATAATACTTTCTATTATTCACATAGACAACTTGTTCATTATATAGCTGATCCATTATCGGACCTTCATTCTCATCAAAATAATAAGCGATTAAGCCTCCACCAAAAGATTCATTAAAGAATACTACCTTACGCCCATTTACATCAGTAGCTAATCTTTCACATTGCCAGCATAGAATGTGAGGGTGGCGAGGATTTAAGTATATTTCTTCGCCACAGTTTTCACAGTTCGCTTTAGGGTGTTCATCATCCAACTTCTCCTTACTCACAACCAAGTCAGATATTTCAAAGTCTTGCTCTTCCATATGCTTTAACCACGGTTTAAACCCCCAGCTGTAAAAATTACTGGTTTTCCATAAAGCTCTTTGCTGTTCTTCTGTAAAATTCTTTAGCTTCATTCATCAACCTCTTCAAGCAAAATATATTGTTGCCTAATACTAGGCTCATACCTATTTTCAATGACCTTAAACTGGCGTTTTTCTTGGAATAGTACTTCGTATTGTTGAGGATATTTTGACAAATTTTGAATAAATTTTCCACTTTTACTTTTAATAACTATATGAGTGGTTTTATTTTGAAATCCTTTCAAGTATTTTTTCTTTGATGAACTTAAGAACGAAGGTTCTGTAATAACTGCACCAACCTTATATAAAGCAATATCAGCCACTCCGAAATCTACATTTCGATAGACTTCACCCGTTACATCAGGCAACTTACTCAACCCTTGCTCAACAACGGAAATAAATCCTAAATCTTTTTTGGTTAAATTTCCTTCACGCATTTTCGGGTTAATATTTTTATAAAGATTCGTGGTGTAAGCGTAAATTGCTGCACCTTCTTCTTCCGTTAAGCCGTATTTTTCTTGTATTTCAGCAAAGTACGGTAATTTTTCCACCGATTTTTGAATATCGTGATATTTTGAGTTAGGCAACCAAGAAACAAGTTGATCGTCTTGCAATTCCCTCAACGTCAACGCCCTGCCAGATTGGTCTAACATATCCGAGAAAGTAATTACACCACGTTCCCATAAATCCGCTTTACCTTTGCCGAGTACCTTTTCTTTTTCTTCGTGCGTTTTACTGTGTAACCACGATTCATAATTGATTCGCTCATCAACTGGACCGTCCATTGAGGCACGGGTGCTGGTGGGCATTTCTTGCATTCCTTGCACGCCTAATTCTTCCCAGCTTTTCGTCACAAGCTGGAGAATACTGCGACAACGTGGGTGCAACGGTGGGCGTTTGTAGGGAATCTTATGCCCGATTGGCTTTTTGTCCAAATCCCATCGCTTGCCATCACGCACTTGGCAAACGGTAGAAGTCCGCATATCAAGGGTGGAAAGATGCTCTTCGCCTGAGAGAATATCCAAATTTGCCTCACGCAAGGCTTCGTGGGCGGTGTCAGCCACTTTTGCGACGGCAGTAATGACTAAAGTATCTGCGGTGCGACGGCTAACGCTCATTAACTCACGCACTTCGGTAGCAAGTTGTCCGTTTTGTTTGCCTTCGGCAACGCCTGTTCGAATAATGCCCTCAAATTTAAAGGCTAAATCGGCACGCTGTTTATTCCACCACGCTTCTAACGGTTGTCCTTCAATCACGGCAACGTTTTTCATCGATTTAATCCGTTCTTTTGGCACATCATTAAACAAATCAAAGCCGATTTCATCGTTATAAAGCTGGCTGATTTTGGCTGCTTCAAGCGATAAAAAACCGCTTAACTCGTCTTGCGTGTAAGCGGTCGTTTCTTGATACGTTTTTGCAATTTCCGTTTTCAGCTCGGTGAGCAGTTTATCCAGTTTTTTCGCGGGCAAGGCTTCGACACCAATAGCACTGATGCGGTTAATCAGCAATTTTTGCAATGTATTTAACCGCTTGTACACCTGTTGTCGCAAATGAGCATCATAGCGAAAATGCAAGATTTTACGGTCAGTTAAAGCGTGGGCAATACGTTGTCTAAGCGTTTGTTTCTGATGTTTCTTCGAGGTCAAAATGCATTCCCTCCGATTGCAGGCGTTCTTGCTCTGTGTCCCATTCTAAGCCGTCGGCTAATAAGCCACGGCGTTTGGCTTCGTCAAAGGTGGATTGATTCGAAATCACGCCCGCATTACGCAACTGAATCACGCTTGCCATTGAAGCGGACGGGTCAAGGTCGTTTTCAATGTTGCCCGAAATCTGCACGTTACCCACTTGCTCTTTGGCTATGCCAAGCCAATGCCCTGTATATTCCAAGGCTAAATCAATCGCATCTTCAAAACGATTAGCAAGCAATCGTAATTGGGAAATTTCTTTACCTGCTTCATCGCGGGCTTGGCTGTCGGTCATTGCTAAGGCGGTTTTGGTCAGCAACTTCGCCCCTGCAGTTTTCATTTGCTCTTCTAAATCTTTCAGGCTTTCCACACCTGAAGCAATTGCCTGTCCTGAATGTTCGACAAATTGCATTGAGCTGCCTGTTGGAAGATGAACCGCACTACCACCAATAGCAAGCTGTTTCACTTCATCATTGGAATAAATCGCTAACAACGGCACGCGGGCGATGTTAGTGATATTGTCCTGATCGGATTGGCTTTGCCAATGTTTTACATTCAAATACGCCAATTCCATTAAAGGCGGATCAATAGCATGGGTAAGTTCGTTACGCTTGGTGATAAATGGCACAACGGGAACGAAATCAAGCGGTCGATTTTGTGCCGTCAGTTGCAATTCTGATTCAAAACGAAATTCACCCTCTGCTTCGCTAAATTTCCGCACTTTGCCGATTTCATAAACGTAAACGTGCTTCACGGTTTTCACGCCAAATTCACCATCCTCAACCTGTTCATTGACAACATAGCGAAATTGAGTAATTGCTTGTTTACCATTGACTCGTGCGGTTTTCATGCCCAATACTTGATGCGGTTTAATATGCACCCAATAAGGACGGGCATTTAAGGCTTTCTCTTCCGCACGGTTTTTCACCGCTTCAACACGTGTGAAATCAATCAAAGCAAAAGAGCAACCATACGCCAAGGCGGAATAAAACCAGCGAGAAGCAAACACATCAAGGTTATTGCCTACTAAATCCACATCATCAAAAAGGGCCTGCACCGTTTCTGTCACATCGGCAACATCAATCGGGTTGAAGAATACACGCCCTGTCATTTGCGAAAGGGTTTCCGACAAGGCAGGGTAAAGGGTCGAACGCTCTAGGCGTTTGCGGTAACTATCTGGCTCTTCCATTTCCATTTGGAAAAGGTAGGTTTGTGCAGCTTTTCGCATTGTTGCCGTGCCACCGAGTAAATCATCAATGATTTTGGTTTTCTTGGTTAACTCCACCATTTCAGCGGTGGGAAGATGAACTGACATAGTGAATCCTTAATAGAGTTTGAGGGCGGTTTGTTTGAGCACATCACGTCTAATTGGGGCAAAGCACATCACGAGTGCATCCGCTTTATTCGGTGACGGAATGCCACGCTTACGCATATCTTTCTTACTTTCTACCCGCACTTTGCCGTTATTATCGTAATCTACGCGAGGGCGAGAGAGTTCTGCTTTTAAATAGTCCAAATCAGGTATATCGCTACTGAGTGAAATCATTTCATCAACGGGATAAACATCGCCATATTTGATCGCACGATAGGTCTTATAAAAACGGTCTCGTAATTGCCACCACGCTTGAGCTTTAATATTGGCGAACATATCACCGTTTTTCTTGCCTTGTGTGTAAAAGGAATCAGGATTAAACACCGCAGCACCTGCATTAAAGCCGATACAGTTGATCTGATTCGTCTCAATTTCTCGGTATTTTGCTTTCACACCCGCACCAACACCGATAGAGTCGAAAACAATTTCATCTGCTTGCCACTCCACTGCTTTTGAATGGGTGCGTAATGCGGATTTAATCACATCTTCGCCCCGCCACTCTTCTAAACCCAGTACCACAGAACCGTGTGCAAAACAGATAGCATTCGCATCAGCCCCATCATCGGCAACGTCAAAGCCCACTATTTTTCGACCGCTTGCAGCGAAATTTAACCGCTTGTGAGCATCCACCGCAGATTCAATCCAAACAGGCTTAATAATTGCCAAATCACTGTCTGCAACAGGTTCGCCCTCGTAAACGTGACGATAAAGCTCATAATCACGCTCACGCATTTGCTCCAAATCTTCTAACAGCTCTTTGGGAAAATAGGGGTTATCTTGCCAATTCACTAAGACCGATTTACACCGTTCAGGCGGATGAATCACAAAACGCTGATAGGTATCATCAAGAATATTCTTCGGGTTGAAACTCACAATAATTTGCGAGCCATCTTCACGAATAGTCGGAATCAACACATCCCAGCTTTCTTTTGAAACATTCTCGCCTTCTTCCACCCAAACCACATCAATACCCGTCATTGACTTGATTGATGTGATGTTGGTTTTCAGCCCAGCAAACGTGAAGCGTGAACCGTTTTGCCCGATAATTTGCGTTTTCTGTACATCAAAAAAGGCTTGCAAGCCAAGCATTTCAATCTGATCTGCCAACATCTGAATCACAGAATCAGAAATCGATTTCTGAATTTCACGACAACACAACACCCGAATCGGTTGAGTATAAGCACGTAGCACTAACGCACGGGCAATACTGAAACTTTTCCCAGAACCACGTCCGCCATAGAAAATAATAAAACGCCAAATAGATTCAAAAAGCGGGCGGAATTTCGTGGGAAATTTAAGGGTCTTCTGGTTCATCGCTAAAACTAATGTTGATGACTGCAGGTAACGCATTACCGCCTGAGGTCACATCGACTCTATCTTTAAACATACCAAGATGTTTGCCGAGTAACTCAAGAGCTTTGTTTGCACCTGTCGGTTCAAAAACGAAACATTCGGTATTAACGCTTTGTGCCGTTCCTTCTTGAGCGTTTTTTACCACAGTGGTAATGGTAAGTGGCTTTCTTCCCATACAAATATCACGATACTCTTGCAAGTCGGCAATAATGTTATCTACGGTCAGATTATGGCGTTGTCTGTGCTCTTGTTGAAGCACATCAACCCTTGATCTAATCTTGATCTTATCTAATTCTTTTTTAGCCAATCGGTTTATACTTTCAGGCTTCATATCTTGGCAATCATAACTCTGCCGATACGCTTCACTCGCATTCCCCAGCTCAATATAAAGCTGACAAAATTTTTCTTGTTTAGGCGTTAATCCACGTCCAGACGTGGATTTTCCTTTCACGTCTGACATAGGAAATCCTTACTTAATAAAATAAGCTACTGCGAAAATAATGGCACTCAACCCCCAGCACGTTGCAATAATTAGAGCAGAATTTGCCAACTTCTTACCAACAATACCTGCATCTTTCTCACTCATTTTTCCACCTACCTTCACTTGATGTTTTGGTGTATACTTAATCAAAATTTATTCCTTCTTGTCTTGGAAGTTGGAATGAAAGAAGCCCACGATATTTGCCGTATCGTGGGCTTTGTTTTATCTAATTGTATCTACTCAATACTCAACTTCAACGGTCTGCCAAGTTTACTCAACATTCGGCTAATCGTATCTAATTTGGTATTATGACGCGGATCTAAAATGCGTTGCATTTCAGGCGGTCGCACGTCCATAAAACGGGCTAATTCGGCTTTGCTCATTTCTGTTTCTAAGCGTGCGTTATGCAGTAATGCTTTCACATACACAATATCGGAAAGGTAAACCATAATTTCATCCGCTTGCGGTTCGCTTGGCAACGGGATCGGCTTATCATTCTCAAAATAGAATTCAAGCCCACAAATCAGCACATCTTCGGCTAAGAACATCGCCTCTTCAAAGTTCCCACCTTGCGTAATGCTTTCTGGTACATCGCG